ATTCCAAATTATGATGGAGAACATTCACTCGTTAATGTATTCATTATTGATTGATACTTATGTTTCTGATGAAACAGAGAAAGACGAATGTTTCCACGCAATTGATAGATTACCGGCAGTTCAAAAGAAAGCTAAATGGGCTCTTGATTGGATTGAGAACGCCTCTTTTCAAGAAAGATTAGTTGCGTTCGCGGCTGTTGAAGGAATTTTCTTTTCCGGTTCATTCTGTTCTATCTTTTGGATGAAATCAAGAGGAATTATGCAAGGATTATGTAATGCAAATTCATTAATCTTTAAAGATGAGAACTTACATTGTGATTTTGCTATTCATTTGATTAACAATCACGTTGAGAACAAACCAACGGAGAAAAGAATTAAAGAAATCTTACTATCCGCTTTAGAAATTGAAAAAGAATTTATCACTGAATCATTACCTGTGTCTTTAATTGGTATGAATTCAAACTTAATGAAACAATATCTTGAATTTGTTACTGACGGATTATTGGTTAAGTTTGGTTGTAAAAAACACTTTAATGTGGAACAACCATTTAAATTTATGGAACAGATTGCTGTTGAAACAAAAGGTAACTTCTTTGAATCAAGAACAATGGAGTATCAAAAGGCCAAGTTAGGTGAGTCATTAACATTTACAGACGATTTTTAATATGATGTCATTAAAGATAAGAAAAAGAGGGGGAGACGAAGTTTCGTTCAACCCCCAAAAAATTTACAATAGAGTTAAACGAGCAGCGAGAGGATTAAACGTAAATGCTGATGAGGTGTTCATTAAGGTGATAACTTCAGTTCCAACAGAGGGTGTTATTACAACCAAAGAGTTGGATAAGTTAGTTTACGAGATTGCAGCTGCGTATACCGGAAGTCATCACGACTACTCAAGATTAGCATCTTCTGTGGCAATATCTGCGTATCATAAAGAAACTGACGAAAGTTTCTGTAACACAATGCACACATTACACGTTGATGGTATCATTAACGATAAGTTAATGGAAACTATTGAAAAATATGGACCTGAAAATATTGATTCTGTAATAAATCACGAGAATGATTATAATTTTGATTATTTTGCGTGGAAATCATTACAAGAAATGTATTTGTTAAAAACCCCTGAAGGTAGAGTAATTGAAAGACCACAACATATGTATATGAGGGTGGCTTTATGGGTTACTAAATCATTAGAACAAGCGGTTGAATATTACCAATCATTATCAAATCAACTTATTTCTCCTGCGACACCAATTATGATTAACGCGGGGACGAGAACTCCCCAACTAGCATCTTGTGTGTTGAAATACAATCACGGAGATTCAAGAGAAGGTTTATTACAAACATTCAACGACATTTCAACGTATTCATCAGACGCTGCAGGTATTGGTTTATGTATGTCTAACGTTCGTAGTAAAGAGAGTCGTATTAATTCATCAGGTGGATTTGCCGGTGGTTTATTAAAATACTTAAAGATTGTTAATGAAGGATTAAGATTCTTTAATCAACAAGGTAGAAGACCGGGTAGTGCTGCTATCTACATTGAACCTTGGCACAAGGATATTATTGATTTATTGGATATTAAAAAGAATACAGGTGCTGAAGAGTTAAGAGCAAGAGATTTATTTACGTCAATATGGTTACCGGACAACTTTATGAATGCTGTTAAAGATAATAAGGATTGGTATTTGTTCTGTCCTAACGATATTATCAAAGCGGGTATCAAACCATTACAGGAGACTTATGGTGATGAATATGAGGAAAACTACAACAAAGCGGTTGAACTTGGTCTTGGTAAAAAAGTAAAAGCACAAACAATTTGGAATAAGATTATTGAATCTCAGGTTGAAACCGGAGTTCCTTACTTATGTTCTAAAGATAGTGCAAATAGAAAAACTAACCATCAAAACATTGGAGTGATTAAACAATCTAACCTATGTAATGAGATTTACCAATATACTGATGAAAATACTACAGCAATCTGTACGTTATCATCTATGGTGTTGAAGAACTTTATTGTTAAAGGTGAGTTTGATTTCAAATTACTTTATAATGAGGTTAGAAAGGTTGTTAGAGCACTTAACAAAGTTGTTGACATCAATAGTTATTCAACTGAACAAGGTAGAAAAGGTGGTTTAGAACAAAGAGCGATTGCTATCGGAACTCAAGGTCTTGCAGACGTATTCTACTTAATGGATTACATCTTTACATCTGAAGAGGCAAGAAAGTTAAACAAAGAAATTTTTGAAACTATCTACTTCGCGGCAATCACCGAGAGTATGGAATTATGTAAATCAGGTGAATATAAACCATATGAATTCTTCAAAGGGTCACCAATGTCAAAAGGTATATTCCAATTCGATATGTGGGGATTAGATTATGAAGGATTAGGTAGAATGTGGGATTGGGACTCACTTAAATTAGAAGTATCCAACCACGGGGTTTGTAACTCGTTATTTACAGCTCAGATGCCGGTAGCTTCTTCAGCTAAAATCACAGGTTCATTTGAAATGACAGAACCGGCTCACTCGGCATTATTTAACAGAAGAGTTGTTGGGGGAGAAATTCTAATTGTTAACAAATACTTAATTACTGATTTTGAAAAAATTGGTATTTGGTCTGAAGATTTGAAAAATGAAATCATTATGAATGAGGGTTCAATTCAAAACATTAACTTTAATCATTACCTTGATGTTGAGGATAAAAATTACAATAAGAAAGTTAAGAGAATTGAACATTTAATTCCAAAATACAAAACAATTTGGGAGATATCTCAAAGAGAACTTATTGATATGGCCGCTGACAGAGCACCATTCATTGACCAATCACAATCAATGAATATCTATATGTCTAACCCAACATTATCAAAAATTTCATCATCACACTTCCATTCTTGGGGTAAAGGATTGAAAACACTTTGTTACTATGTTAGAACAAAAGCGATATCAACCGGAGCAAAACACTTGGCGGTGGATATCTCAAAAGTTGGTCAATCAAAACCAATTGAGAAACCAACTGTTGATTTAACACAAAAACCAACTGATACTGAATTTGAATGTTTCGGATGTGGTTCTTAAAAAGAATATAAATCACGACTTAGGTCGTGATTTTTTATTTTGGGGGTATTTATAAAAAATAATGACGACACTATATTTATAGTTATGGCAGATGGTAGAACATATGGAATAAATTTTCCTTTTAACGATTCTCGTGAAGGGAAATATTTAAGTCTTTCGGATAACGCGGCTCAGGAGATAAGAACTGATTTAATACACCTTTTATTAACAAGAAAGGGTACAAGATATTATTTACCTGATTTTGGTACAAGATTGTATGAATTTATATTTGAACCGATGGACGGGCCAACGTTTTCTGAGATTGAGGCTGAAATTAGAGCATCTGTTGAAGATTATATTCCAAACATAACAATCACTAATATAAGTGTAACTTCCGCTGATACGGGGGAAGAAGACAAAGGTACTTATGTTGAAGGTGATGAAAGAGTTTATAGAGTACCCGGAATCGGGCTTAAAGAACATACCGCAAAGGTTAAAATTGAATACACTATTAGTGATGATGTTTTTAACGCTAGCGACTTTGTAATAATTAACATTTAATATTATGGCTAATAAGAAAATATCGTATACTACGAGAGACTTTCAATCAATAAGAACTGAGTTAATAAATTTCACAAGAACTTATTATCCTGAGTTAATAGATAACTTCAATGATGCGGGGGTATTCTCTGTGTTATTGGACTTAAATGCTGCGGTTACAGACAACATACAGTTTAACATTGATAGAAGTATCCAAGAGACTGTATTACAATACGCACAACAAAGGTCATCAATCTTCAATATCGCAAGAACATACGGATTAAAAGTTCCGGGACAAAGACCATCAGTTGCTTTAATTGATTTTGCGATTACGGTGCCGGCTTATGGTGACAAGGAAGATTTAAGATATTGTGGTATATTACGTAGAGGGTCACAAGTTAGTGGTGCCGGTCAAATCTTTGAAACAGTATATGATATTGATTTCTCATCACCAATTGGTGCAGAGGGATTCCCTAATAGATTAAAAATACCTAATTTTGATGGTAACAACAAACTAATCAATTATACCATTGTTAAACGAGAAACGGTTGTTAATGGTATTACCAAAGTATTCAAAAAAGTGGTAACTGCAAATGATGTTAGACCGTTTTTAGAAGTTTTCTTACCTGAAAAAAATGTTTTAGGGGTAACTAGTGTATTATTGAAAGACAGTACTCAGTATTCTAATGTTCCTTCAGTACAAGAGTTTTTAGGATTGGATAACAGATGGTATGAAGTAAATGCGTTGGCGGACAGTAGAGTTTTTATTGAAGACCCAACTAAAGTGTCTGACCAACCCGGTATTAAGGTAGGTAAGTATATTGAAACAAGTAGTAAATTTATAACAGAATTTACTCCGGAAGGATTTATGAAAATGACCTTTGGGGGTGGTAACCAATCTGCTGATGAACAATTAAGAGAATTTGCTAGAGATGGTTATAACTTAAATTTATACAAATACTCAAATAACTTAGCGTTAGGTAGTACATTAAAGGCAAACACAACATTATTCGTTCAATATAGAATTGGTGGTGGTACCGGAAGTAATTTAGGTGTTAACGCAATCACTCAAGTTGGTACCGTTTCATTCTTTGTTAACGGGCCAAGTCAAAGTCAAAATACAAGTGTAATTAACTCATTATCTTGTACTAACGTAACGGCAGCTATCGGTGGGGCAAATTACCCAACTACTGAAGAGGTTAGAAATTTAGTTGCATTTAACTTCTCAGCACAACAAAGAGCGGTTACAGTTAATGACTACGATTCGATTATTAGAACAATGCCATCACAATTTGGGGCTCCGGCTAAAGTTGCAATCACAGAAGAAAATAATAAGATTAAAGTACAAATGTTGTCATACGATGAAAATGGTAATTTAACTAATATTGTTTCAAATACATTAAAAAATAACGTGGCAAATTATCTTTCAAATTATAGAATGATTAATGACTATGTTTCAATTGAAACTGCTAACGTTATTGATTTAGGTGTTAATGTTGATATTGTGTTAGATAATAGTCAAAACCAAGGTACGGTAATTTCACAAGTTATTAATCTTATCACAACATTTTTTGAACCAACAAACCGACAAATGGGTGAGAATGTTAATGTTTCGGATTTAAGACGTTTAATTCAAAGTGAAAATGGGGTTATTTCATTATCGGACATTATATTCTTTAATAAAGTAGGTGGGGAATATTCTTCTTCTCAAACCTCTCAAAGATATTTAGATTCGGATACAAGACAGATAGAATTAGTTGATGATACTATCTTTGCGGAGCCAAGTCAGATTTATCAAATTAGATATCCGGGTAAAGATATTAACATTAGAGTTAAAAATCTTAAAACAGTTAACTTCACATAATAATTTATTTATTTTAATAATGAATTATCTTTTGAAAATAGTAAATAAACTATTTATCAAAAAAGAATGTTATGCCAAAATCATATAGAATACGAACTGACGTAGGGGTTGACAAATCCGTTAGTATATCAATTGACCAAGAATTTGAATATTTAGAGATTTTATCTCTTAAAGTTTTACAGAGTGACATCTATACTCGTGTATGTTCAGACTATGGTGTGGTTATTGGACGTGTTAGTGTAAATGACGGATTCGGTATCCCAAACGCAAAAGTTTCTATTTTTATTCCATTAAGTAATGAAGACGCTGAAAACCAAATAATTTCAGAAATATATCCATACAGAACTGTTTTAGATGTTAATGAAGATGGGTATAGATACAATTTATTACCTTACGAACCATCTTACAGTGCTCACAAACCAACAGGAACATTTCCATCAAAAATTGACATTTTAACAAATCCAACTCTTATTGAAGTTTATGATAAGTACTATAAGTTAAATGCTGTAACAAATCAAAGTGGGGATTTTATGATATTTGGGGTTCCGGTGGGGTCTCAAACACTTGTTGTTGATATTGACTTATCCGATATTGGTGAGTTTTCTTTATCACCTCAGGATTTAATAAGAATGGGTATTGCTACTGATTCACAAGTTAGTGGAACTAGTTTTAAGACCTCAACCAATTTAAAAGAATTACCTCAAATTGTTAGTTTTAATAGAACTATTGTTGTAGAACCATTATGGGGTCAATCTGAAATTTGTAATTTAGGTATTACAAGAACAGATTTTGACTTGAGTAATGAATCAAATATTAATATTGAGCCAACGGCAATTTTTATGGGTTCATTAATTTCAAGTAATGATGACCAATTCCAAAAGAAAAATTGTAAACCAAAAACCAAATCTGGCCAATTGTGTGATTTAACAACAGGGCCGGGTGAAATTTTAGCGATTAGACAAACAATATTTTTAGATGTAAACGGAAGACCAGGTTTAGAAACCTTTGATTTAGAACAAGGGGGACAAGTTATTGATGAAAACGGTACTTGGTTAATTGATGTACCAATGAACTTGGATTACTTGATTACAAATGAGTTTGGTGACCAAATTATATCCGATGACCCTAAAAAAGGTATTCCTACAAGAGGAAAATATAGGTTTAAAGTTAAATGGAATCAATCACCGACTTTAAATGAACCTATTAGAAGAGGGTATTATTTAGTACCAAATATAAAAGAATACGGATGGATAGACTCAAGTAGTGACCCACGTAATGAACCACCAAATTCAACTGAATACATTAATTTTGTTAAATCTTATTCTTTTAGTTTAGATTGGAACGATTATCCGAATATACAAGAAGCTATTGATTGTGAAGATAGGTTTTATATGATGTCATATAATAAAGTTTATACAGTATCACAATTAATTACTCAATATAGAAAGGGTTATGCAGCTAATTCTATAATATCTATAAAAAATATTGTAAGTGATGAATGTAGTAGTGATACAAATAAATTCCCTACAAATGACGCTGTTTATCGATTTGATTTAATATTTTTTCTATTAAAAATATTATCTTACGTGTTTAAACCGACTTTAATAGGGTTGGTTATTGTTGCACATATAGTTTATATTGCAATATTTATATTGTCTTTAATTATACAATTTTTAATTTATGTTGTTGGTGTTATAGTTATTGTTATATGTAATTTTATTAAATTAATTGTTAGAGTTATTAATGCAATACCGGGAGTTAGTATCTCGGCTTTTAGAGACAAGTGTCCAACGCTGACTGATGTTAAAAAATTGGCAAATAGATTTAAAGACATTGCAAACCAATTTAGAAATATTAAAATACCTAACTTATCTTATCCTGACTGTGACGTTTGTAATTGTAGTGATTCTGACCAAGTGCAGGCAGAATCAGACGATGAAACTGCTGCTGTATCGCAACAAGTACAAAATACAGGTGGTGCGGGTGCTGTTTCAAATTTTTTCGAAGTTGAATCATATCCGATAACCGGTACAACAATATTAAATACTCAAGATAATTATTTTTATCAACAACTTTTTACTGGTTTACAGTGGATTCAGGGAGACCAATATACTACTCAATTGGTTCAATCAAGAGCACCTCAATTGATAACTATTACTACACCGAATCCCGGAACTCCACCACCAATTAATCTTAATGTTACTGACACTTTTACATCAAGTATCCCAATTGGAGAAAGGTTAAATTTATTTAACACTAAAGCAAAATATTTTAATGGTCCTCAGGATATGCCTAGTGTTTCTTTAAATGGTACTTGTAGAATATCAAATTTAGCTTCTCCAACTCCTGCAGCGGGAAATAAAATGACTGTTTTAACAATATCAGACGCATATTTATTTATTGGTGCGGTTATAACAGGTTCGTTTACAACTACAACAATTTTATCACAAGTTTCAGGAACACCGGGTGGGATTGGTGTGTATATAGTGTCAAATTCACAATTTGTTAGTTCAACTACAAGTTTTTCAGTGTTAAATTTTTCAATAGATTCACCAAACTCATTACCATTATATGATAATCCGGGTGGAGGTGTTAATAGAATCAA